CACCTGTAGCACCCGTAGCACCAGTATCACCTGTAGCACCTGTAAATCCAGTATCACCAGTAGCACCTGTAGATCCAGTATCACCTGTAGCACCCGTAGCACCAGTATCACCCGTAGCACCTGTAAATCCAGTATCACCTGTATCACCTGTAGCACCTGTAGATCCAGTATCACCTGTAGCACCCGTAGCACCAGTATCACCCGTAGCACCTGTAAATCCAGTATCACCTGTAGCGCCAGTAGCGCCAGTAGCACCAGTAAATCCAGTATCACCTGTAGCACCTGTAAATCCAGTAGCACCTGTAAATCCAGTATCACCTGTAGCACCCGTAGTACCAGTAAATCCAGTATCACCTATAGCACCAGTATCACCAGTAAAACCAATAGCACCCGTAGCACCCGTAGCACCAGTAAAACCAGTAGCACCCGTAGTACCAGTAAATCCAGTATCACCTGTAAATCCAGTATCACCAGTAAAACCAGTATCACCTATAGCACCCGTAGCACCCGTAGCACCAGTAAAACCAGTATCACCTATAGCACCAGTAAAACCAGTATCACCTATAGCACCAGTATCACCTATAGCACCAGTAGCACCAGTAGCACCAGTATCACCCGTAGCACCTGTAAATCCAGTATCACCTATAGCACCAGTAGCACCAGTAAAACCAATAGCACCCGTAGCACCTGTAAATCCAGTATCACCTATAGCACCCGTAGCACCTGTAGCACCTGTAAATCCAGTATCACCTATAGCACCTGTAAATCCAGTAAAACCAGTATTACCAATAGCACCAGTAGCACCAGTAGCACCAGTAAAACCAATAGCACCTGTAAATCCAGTATTACCAATAGCACCTGTAGCACCAGTAGCACCCGTAGTACCAATAGCACCCGTAGCACCAGTAAAACCAGTAGCACCAGTATTACCAATAGCACCCGTAGCACCCGTAGCACCAGTAGCACCAGTAACACCCGTAGCACCAGTAGCACCCGTAGCACCAGTAAAACCAGTAACACCAGTAGCACCCGTAGCACCAGTAGCACCCGTAGCACCAGTAAAACCAGTAGAACCAGTAGAACCAGTAGAACCAGTAAATCCTGTATTACCTGTAACACCTGTAGCACCTGTATTACCTGTATAACCTGTATAACCTGTATTACCTGTAACACCTGTAGAACCAGTAGGTCCAATATCACCGGTTGGTCCAGAATATGATATAGAACCTGTTGGTACTATTTTAATTAACGAACTAGACATATATGTTATATAATATTTAATATTTCAAATATTATACAAAATTAATTACATTTTTTGTTTGTTATTTTAACATTATTTTCCACAACTTTTACAATTACTAATATTAGTAGTTATTCGACCAATCATGCTATTTTTTAATGAATTATTTAATAATTGATTTTTATATTTCAAATCATTTAAATCATTTAAATTAGTGGTTAGTTTTGAATAATACACATCTTCTTTAAAATTTTCTTGATTATTTTTTACATTTAATTGAGATGTAATAGTTGACTTATTAATTAAAAAAAATGGTAAACTATTCGCAATAATTGTATCAGACACTAATACTGGTTCTTTTAAAAAAGGTGTAGGGTTTATTTTCTTTAAAGAATGTTTATTACTTGAATGTGTAAATAGTAATTTCATTTAAATATATAATTATTTTTACGCGATTACTATTTTGCTAAAAAACCATTTATAAAGTTCAGCATTTTGACGATCTTTCTTTGGTTTTGATCCGTGACCAATAACCTTAAGCATATAACTTGCCAATATATCCATTTTTTCTGTTGAGTGTTTCATTTTCGGTTCATTTTCAGCTTCCCAAATATAAAATTTTTTTAATATATGTTCATTTACATATTCTTTTACCCGCTGAAAATTGGATTTTGAAATCATACGCCAAACCGGCTTTTTTAACAATTCATTTTCATTTACACCTACTTGAATTTCAACTAAAACAAAATTATTTTTTTCTTCTTCAACTGGGGTTTCTTCTTCAACTGGGGTTTCTTCTTCAACTGGGGTTTTTTCTACACTTTTTACCGGTTCATTTGTATATATAAATATATAATCCGGTTTTTCTTTAAAAATACGTATAGGAATACTATAAACGCCTTCATTTTCAATTCGGTCATCTATACATTTTTTTATTCCGTTAAATAAATCAGTATTTAATACAATATTTAATATTTCATCTGTAACAACAAACGAATTTACCCATTCTAAAAACGTATATTTTGAACGCTGGTCATATTGTAAGTAATCATAAATATCACGTTTATCCGAAATATTACGTTTTAAACGGGTCGATAACTGTTGCTTCATATTTGTTACATCTTTCTGTAATTTATCACATTTCTTTGTTAATTCTAATACAATACTATATAACTCCTTCTGGGAAGGAAGGTCATCATTTACAATATACTTCTTATGTTTATTATTTTTTGGTAAATATAATGTTTCATTATTACATTCAATACACTTAATTAATAAATTAGGAGAATTTGTATTTAACATTTTGCGTAAGGTGTTTTTTGCTTCAGTTTTGGTTTTATCGTTAGTTTTGGTTTCATTTTTATTATTGTTGTTTTTATTATCAATTTTTTGATAATTTTCCACAACGGTTTCTTCAATACCGCAAACATGTGGGTTATATATATTAAAAATCACGTCACAATAAATACAACTTTTATAAGATAAAGACATTCATTATAGTATATATATTATAAGTATATTTTATACTTTTATATTAAAAACTATTTCATTACATACACTCTTATATATTTTAAAAAAATTGAAAATAATATAAACCATTTACCATAATATATTAAACATTATGAGTTTAAATAAATCAACAAAGGTAAAAAAAACAATAAATATAAATAAACCAATCTCTGAATATTTTAATTCAAACTCAACAATACAAATACATAAAAAACAATCTTTAAAAATTAATGAACCAATTAATAAACCAATTAATTCTACTTTATCTAACCAACCACAAAATGTAAAAAAAGAACAGACTTATCTTAAAAAAAAAAACCCGCATCCAAGAGATGACAATATTTCATTCAAAGAAGAAAATCATGAGTATACCGTTCTTGGTGAAAAGGGTTATACATCTGTTACTACATTCGTTCATAAACATTTTTCGCATTTCGATAATGAAGCCATTATTTATAATATACTTACATCAAAAAAAATTAACGACCCAACCTATAAATATTATGGAATGACGAAAGAACAAATTTTAGCAGATTGGGAAACCAATCGAAATTCCGCTGCCGAAGCTGGTACAAACCTACATTATGATATAGAATGCTATTTTAACTTAAACCCACAGGAAAACGAAAGTATCGAATACCAATATTTTAAAAATTTTGTAAATGATTTTCCCGAACTAATTCCATTCAGAACAGAATGGACGGTATATTATGAAGAATACCGTATTTCCGGTTCAATCGACATGGTCTTTGAAAACCCCGATGGAACAATACAAATATATGATTGGAAACGTACAAAAGGTTTAGAATATGAAGCATTTGGTAATAAACGGGCAACGACACCGTGTATTTCACACATTCCAGATACCAATTTTTGGCATTATAGTATTCAATTAAACATGTATAAACGTATTTTGGAAGATAAATATGATAAAAAAGTAACTGGATTGTATCTAATATGCCTTCATCCTCTTAATTGTCCAAAAACATATGAAAGAGTTGAAGTTCCGTTTTTAGATAATGATATATCACAATTGTTAATATGGTGGAAATCTATTATGTAAATTTTACTAATCCTTATTTAATTTAACCCTTTCCCGACAAATCCGACGATAATCGGAAAAGGGTTAACTAAAAAATAATAAGCTAACATTTTTTTATTTTACAAAAATTAAATATTTTACCTTTTATAAAATATTTGAAAATGTTTTAACGTAAAGACGAATATTTTGCGGTTTTTCTTTTTGCTTTTCTTTTAGAATCTCTTTTTGCTTTTCTTTTTGAGGTTAAGGTTGCCTTTCTTTTTTGGTAGGTTTTTTGTTGTATTAAAGGAAACCTAACAAATACTGGCATTTTATTAATATTTCCTATTAAAGACCTTCCTTCCGGAGTTTTATTATAATTAAGATTTATATCTTCTAAAATTCTTCCGTTTACCATTATTTTTTCACTTACTGATCGATGTTCCCTTTCTTCCATTACTATATTTATATATTATATAAATATATTACTTTATTTAACCATTTAACTTTTATTTGATTTAACGTACTAATCCGCCCTTTAACCCTTAAAGCATTTTATAAATTTCTAATTTATATGATTTTATAAAATAATTAACACCAATAATGGTATCACAATATAAATATTATTGTAAACATCGTTTTTTTAATTAATGTGCGAATTTGCCGACAAGGTTCATATTTTTTTATTTTAAACGAAATGATTGGATGTGTATATTTATAATTATATGATCCATTTTATGTGTTGTGGTTTGTTGGTTATTCAAATTTGTTTTTGTATATGTATAATTACGGGGTCTCATATATATAAAGATTAAAAATATAACTATAATAACCTTTAAAAAATGAACAACCAAGTATTTCAATTAACTCACTTTCAGCCGCAATACTCAATTATGAAAACAAAAACAGCAAATGATATATATTATTGGTATTTTACCATTGTAAGAACAGCATTTTTGTTTTTTGTTTATTTGGCAAGAATGATGGGGTTTTTTCATTATTCAAAAAGTAATAATTTAATTGAAATAGAAAATTTTGAAAATAAAATAATACCTTCGTTTTTTAAATTTGCTGAGTGTGAATGTATAGATGAATATAAGAAAAAAAATCAAAACATTGAACCAGTTTTTTATAATCGTAAAGAATTGTCGGAATTAATGAAAAATGAAAACGAAGTTGAAAAAAAATGGAAAAGCCGAATTCTTATTCAATATACACCCCGCGGAAATATATTAATGTTTTATGACGCATATAAAGGCGGATTTTCTTATTATTGTGATCATTCTGTTGTTCCACTACGATTACTAAATGTGGTGGCAATGAAGTATGTAATGAATTACTATTGTTTGGACTTTTTTGTGGATGAACTGGCCTTTAATTTTAATACATCGCCTTTAATTAAGTTATTAAATGACGAGGACAATGAAGAAAATGAAAAATCAAAGAAGAATATTACAAGACTCGCTGTAAATACAAAAATAGATGCCAATAAATTACCGTTTCTAAAGTCTAAAACTTTTTCATCAATATCAAATAAAATAAATATACCCGAAAAACACGAAAAACGAATCAATAAATTTATTTATTTGGGAAAATTCAATAATTATTCAATTATTCAAAAAAAGAAAAATAACGCTTTATTAGTAACAAATACAAACTATATATTTAAAAATGTAAACTACGATGAGTATAAAAAATCGAAAAATAAACCCAAGGCGGAATAATAAACATATATTTACTATTTTTCGTCGGAAAGTTTACCAGCAAATTGAATAAATCCATTAGACTTTTTTAAACTGAAAGAAGACATTAAATGTGATTTTGCTATAAGATATGCTTTGTGTTCTTTTTCTGTAAATGATTGTATATAAGCGGTTTCGGTGTCAACGACTACCGGCACATGAGATGGGGTGGTAATCGTCACTGGTTCTACACAAATTTTGATTATTTTCTTATTCTTAATCAAAATTTTCTTTGGAGGATGAGGGGAGTTTATTAAATCCATAATTATTGTTTAATATATGTTTTATATTATTGGTAAATAAACGAATTCAATTTTATAAAAACACCCATAACACAAAATTTATGAAAAATAATTTATATATTGATCAATTCGGTTGCTCCTGAAAAAAACTGTGGGCGTCAGTGGAAACCAACCCAATGGTTTCCCAAATTAACAGCTATTTACGGTTGTCAGTTCAAATGTCATGGAATAGTCATTTTGACCTATATTTACGACTTCACCAAAACGGTTTAATATACGTATTTTCAATTTTTCCAGGTTGACCGGCCCAAAATAATCGCGTTTTTTAAATATTAAATCCGCACCATTGTCTAACGTATTTGCCCCCGATTTTATAATAACTCGAGCTATAACATTTTTACCCAAATAATTGCCCACTGAATCATTTGCTGAAATAATACTATCTGTTGGAAAATTATTTTGAAAATCATCGACTTCAACAAATAAATAATTATTTACCGCGCTTTCAAAAAACGATTCACTTTTTAAATAAGCGTTATAAGTAACTTGATTTAAAGAAAATGTCGTAAAATCGGTTGAATAAACACTATAAAATGTTTCACGAAACCCCAGTGTCCAACCTAGGTTTTTATATATTGGTCTTTGTATTTCATTTTCACAAGCAAAATTCAATGTAAAATAAAAATTTGGAGAATATTGCGGGGATAAAGGGTCAAACGGAAAACTGCCTCCTGTTGTGCTTTCTGTTGTAGAATTTCGCGCACGAATAACCGTAGAAAATGTAATAGTATCTATTTCACACCAAAGATTATTTAATCCTACCAAGCTATTTTGGTTAAAAATATTGTTTAATGTTTGAACAAATGTTGTTTGACTATAGTTTCCATCTGGAATTACAATTTTAAAATTAACCGTATCTGAAAGCGATTCCATTTCAGATTTCATTTCATATAGTGAAATATACATTATGTTATTTTTATTAACACTTGAAATGCTATTCCACGCCATTGGAAACTCAAATGACGCCAATTTCAAAGAAACAACGTTATTAATTATTTTCGGCAATATATATGTATAATCTGTGCTTTTCGTTGTTTTATAGTTTTTACGAAAAAGGGTATCTATACAAAGATTGGTAGTTTTAAGACGCGATTCTACTGGATTAAGCGCACCCGCATAATACTGGTTTCCATTTGTAGTATTTAAAGGCTTTATTGAAACGGGAAATATTAACTCTTCTGTTCTACCTACATCGGTATCATGTGTAATTGAAAATGGGATGGTTGGGGTTGGATCTAGACGAAAATTTTGTGGTATTGAAGTTGGTGCTGTGGCTAAGGAACATTTGGCCGCTATAATCCAACGTTTAGCGCTTTCTAAAAAAGCTACCAAATCAGACTTGAATTTTTTATTTACATGTCCGCTTTTTAGTAATTGTTCTCTTATTATATATTCTTTATATTCAACATCGTTCGCAGTATAACTCGGTTTATTTAAACGAAAAAAACATTCCAAATCAGAAATAGTATAATTATTTATATCTAAATCCAATGATTGGTATATATCTGTCTTGTTTAAACCATTCAATTCAGTAGACATTATATATTTTAAAGAAATTAGTTAACCCTTATTTAATTTAACGTTTACACCCTTGAAGATTTAAAATAAAAATACAAAAGTATAAAGAATTTTTATTTCTTTAAAGAAAGATAATTTAAAAATGGAACTTGAATATATTTTAACTAAAAATCCTAAAATTTTAAATTTTTTTAAAAACCGTGAACAATGCGAAATAGATAATATACTAATTTCTTTTATTAATGTTTTAGAAAATTGTAAAACAATTTCCACCTTTCCTGCCACCGCCCCTGCCACATCCCCTGCTACCACAGACACCATAAATCTTTCTTATTCACAAACAATTTCTACTAATTTCAATGTAGCAGATAATATAATTATTAATCGCTATGTATTGAATGAAATAAACAAAGAATATCAAGAGTTTTATCGCAATCGGGATAATTTAATAGGTATTTTCAAAGAGAATGAAAAACAAACTAGTAATATTTTTGATCTTATGAAAATGCCCTTTTTAGAAAAATATATTAATGAAAATTGTGATACTAACCTTAACACAAAGTTACAAACTTTAAATCAATTTAAATGTGATTTATGTAATTATTATACATGTATTACTAAAAAAGCATTATCAGCTCATCAAAGAGGATGTAAAAAATATGTTGGTAGTCTTTAATTATTTGTAAAAAGTAAATAATATTAACCATTTGACGATTATATCGTCAGGTTTTAGTAAATTGTAATACAAAGTATTTATTACCATATATGGTTTCATTTTTATTATATAGTAATAAAAATGAAAAATGTTGTAAAATAAAAATGTTGTAATGAAAATTGTTGTAATGAAAATTGTTGTAAAACAAAAATTTTATTTTAAAAATTGTATATTTGTGTATATGGTTTCATTAAAGTTATTAACAAAAAGTAAAAAAAAGTAAATATAGTACCAATAAATAAACCAGCTATTAATTGTGTTACCGTGTGCTTATTATATATATATCTTTGAAAAATAGAAATAAATAATATTATTACTAATAATATTATAATTTTAATTTTTTTGGGTTTTAATAATAATAAAAATATAAAAGCATAAATAATTATTTGCGCATGACCGGATGGAAACCCCCATGTTTCTTTTATTATATCCCTTTCGTGAAAGGAATTAGAAGGTTTAATTTCCACCGGCCGCGGTTCTTTAAAAATATTTTTCAATATTTTATTTATTTGATAGTTAACGCCCCATCCTACAATAAACGCAATTATATAAAATATAGACGGATAAATTGCTATACATGTAATAATAAATGTTATTATACTTCCATTTATACCTATAAATTTAAGTATTTCATAAATCTCCTGTTCTTTAAAAATGAAAACAGAATCCGGGTTTAAAGATGAATTATTAAAATAATAATCCATATATTATGTATTTATATATGGCTCAAAGTGATTATATTAAACATTTAAAATTAGCAACAGAAATAAAACAACAAAAGGAATTAAAACCAGTTTTAACAAGTAAAGACTATACACTCTTTAAAGAATATACTATTACAAATACAGTTAAAAACACTAAACAATTTAATAATGAAGTAATATCACCAGAAATTACCAATGTTTTTGAAATGCCTTTACCAAATGTTAATAATTGTCCGACTTTTATTGAATGCCAACTTACAAACACCCGACCAAATAGAGTCCCATTAAAATCAGTGTATATTACTCCTCGTCCAGTTCCGCGTTATGTAAAACAACTGGCAAATAATAAATGTTCAGCATGTTGTTATGATACATCGGTAAATGGACCGAATAATAAAAAATTCAATTTCTTTAATACAAATTTTACTACATTTTCTAATTATAGAATGCGAAAAATGATGTGTAAATGTAAAACCATATAATTATTTTGTTCTTTAAATTAATCCTTTGCCATTTCTTTACTTTTAAAAATGTTCATTTTTTCTTATATTGTAATAAAAAATGATACCATAAATGGTATAAACTATAAACAGTTTGTTACAAAACACAAAATTTCTTTTACCGAAAAATCCGTCGGTATAATCAGCAAAGTTTTAATGTATTATATTTCATCTTCGTATACAAATTCTAATAGGGGAAATTTTGAATAAAACTCTACTACTTTTGGATGAACGCGTATCTTGTCAGGGCGAAACGCATTTAAATACAATCCTTCCAATGTTCGAATACGTGATAAAGCCACATATATTTGCCCTTCTGTGAAAATACTACTACCTAAATCCATTACCGCCATATCCAACGTCGCACCCTGTAATTTGTGTATTGTATTCGCAAATGAAAGACATAAAGGATATTGTTGAACACAAATAGATGGGTAATCGGCATTTTGCCAACTATGCGGATCAATTGTAAGCCTTAACCCATTTCGAAATTTAACAATTGGATGACCTACTCCCACTAGAAAATCGTCCACCACGCCCAATGAACCATTACATATTCCTATTTCAAGATTGATATTTACAAGACACATAACGGGACAGCCACGTTTTAACTTTAATTCGTCCGGCGCGGTTATATTATTTTTTATATTTTTTATTTCTATTTCAATTTGTTGTGGTGTTAAATGTGAAAATAACATTCTATCTTCAACTGAAATTGCCTTTCCAGAATCGGCGTATGTAGTAAAATTAGTATATATTTTACTATTAAATATATGTTCTGTTTCTTTAATGTTTTCATATTGACTGTTATTTACATATTCAACTTTTGAACGTGTAGATAAAATTTTTGGGGGAACTATACCGTTATCTTCCGGTTTACGTCCGACATATTCACATAACTTATCCGCATTTAATTTACTTAATTTTCCAACTCTTATTTCGCCCAATATTTCTTTAAAAACATTGTCCGACTGTCGAAATATGGTTTTTAATTCAATATGATTTTCCAATGGAAAAATAAACGACCAAACGGGAGATTCAAAACAAAATCGAGCTGATTCGGCGTCATCGGCGTCTGGAACTGGGGCGAGTTGAAACATGTCTCCCAGAAAAATAACCTGTATTCCTCCAAATGGGCGAACGTTTTTACGTGAAATACGCGCTGTTTTTTCTAATATATTTAACATTTTTTCAGAAAGCATACTTGTTTCATCTATAAAAAGTACATGGACTTTTTTCCATTCTTTTATTGCGTGACGATTATTTAAAATCGATGTAACAATTTTATCTTCATCCCCCTTACATAATCGCATTCCAGACCATGAATGAATTGTTTTTACTGAAATCATTTTTCCATATTCTTTCGTATTCTGTATATTTTCACTTAATAAAACGGATGAACACCCGGTGGTTGAAGTTACTTGAAACTTTTTTTCTGGTTCATTTAACATAAGATACCTCACAAAATGACGAATAAGAAAACTTTTTCCTGAACCACCCGCACCACTAATAAATACATTTTCACCATTACGAAATTTTTCAAACGCGTAATCCTGTTCAGGAGAAAATATAGATTTTATATGTAAGGCAGATTCTGTTGATGTCATATTTAATTTGTTAAATTAATAAACTATGTATTAATTATAATGTAATTATATACTATATAATCAATTTTTTATATTACTATTTAATACTTTACCGTTTATATCGACTGTAAATGATTTTTGTATTTTGTAATCTGATTTGTCATAAATAAGGATTTTTTCAAAAGTAAAAAATGGCAAAGGGTAATACTTTATTACATTTATTCATATGTCATTTCCAATAGAAAACTAAAATCCTGGCCATTCAAATCAATTGGTACTCCATATTCGTTTACTAACTGAACCTGTATTTTTTGTATATCCACCGCCCCGTTATAATATCGTATATCGCTGGAAAGAAAAGCGTTAAATGTATTACTAATTTGAACTGACCCGTAAGGAAACCGCGTGTTATCTAAAGAAATTCTTCCCAATATTTTTTTACTCATTAAAGAATGTTGTAAAGGACATATAAACGAATTTGTAAATCCAGAACTAAATTCGTCGACTACTAAATATAAATATCTTACAGTGTTAATGTTTATGGACGATTCAGAAATTAATGGGGTGGTTGAATTAAACGTATACGACGAATTTTTAAACCCCAATGCTCTTCCTAGCTTAGAACTTAAATAGTGATTGTCGGTATTTCCTGAAGAATCTGTGTTAAATTTAATTGTATATTTGTTTAAGGATGAATTAGTTATTATACTTTTTTGTTGGTCAGGGGTAGTTAATATAGAAATATTTGATAAAGCATTTTGGGAATCTCTTTGAATTTGATTATTAATTTGTGTTACTAAACTGGCTGCTGTATTATATATACCATTACTAATATCTACTGGGTAAATAGAGCCATTATAAGTTATTTGAAATGAATTATTACCAAGAGACGACGAAAAGTTGTAAAAGGAAACGGGGGTTTCAACCGTTACAATTCGAATACCCTTAATATTAGTTTGTTTTTCTGGAAAAGTAAAAATATAATACCCCGTCTTTGAATAATCGTCGGCAAAACGCGTGTCTATATTTACATACTTTACACGTGTCGCTTTTTTTACATTTGTCATAACCATATGTCCACCGTATTGGTTTACTGAAGGTTCTAAAAATGATGTTTTTGCGTCTAAATAAATATTGGTATTTTTATTACTCATATATTACAGAAATCGAAATTAAAGTATTGTAAAACCCGAAGAAAAACATATTTTTACAGATTATATAAACAAATTTGTTAATAAGTAAATTTTGTATATTATAATATAGTGTATATAATTGAAATCATATATGGTTTCATTTTTTATTGTTATATATTAAATATGTTGGTTAAAATTGACAATAATTTATTCGATTAATTTTTACCTCATTATTTACTTCTTCCAAAAGATCATTTTTACTTAAAAATGGTTTTTCTTTAATTACACGAAATGCTATATCTTTATCATAGTTATTAAATTGATTATAAGGATCTATTTGTTTTAATTTTTCCTCATTGGATAAATAGTTCCATTCAGTAAAAGAAAACATTATATAATATGTTTTTTATAATAAGAATAATTGGTTTTACATTATTTATATTTTAGAACCGTTCTAATATTATTAGAACACTTTTTCAGAATTAAAGAGGGAAAAATAAAAATATTTTATAATGTTTTTGTTTTTGGATCTTTGGATCTTTTCTTTGGTACTTTGACGATAGCGAAGATTCATTTGAATGTTATAAGGATTTAGATGGTGATGGTTTAAATAAAATTTTATTTAGTTTTCCATTTCAACATAAGAATTCGCATCAAGTTCTAATTGAAAATCTGCTGGATAAATTCTTTCTATTTTAGATTTATCTTCATCGCAATATAAGATAAACCTAAAATTATTATGTAATCCAATTGTTGCCAATGTAGGTGCAAACCATATAGCAGTTATTTTATATATTTTATTTTTTACAATACACATATCACCTCTTCTTAATTCAGATGCTTTAATTGTTTCTTTTTTCAAAACAACATTTTAATTTACCTTTTCCATATATGGTTTATGTGTTAAAATTAAACTACCATTATCACAAGTATCATCCGGTGTAATAATAACATAATCGTCATCTTCTTCAAATACTTCTTCTTTGTATTCATTTATAGATAAACCATCATAATATTCACCAATAGGATATCTTATTTTCATTTGAAATGGTTCTGTTTTTTTATGAACGTGTTTGAATATGTAAAATGTTTCGGTTTCTATTTTTAACATTTTTTTTGCTTCTGCTAAACTTGTAAAACCTCCAACCCAACCATAATGATTTGATTCACTTAATACGATATATTTTATTGGCATATTTTATTATTATAATTATAATTATTTAGATTTAACCCTTATTTGATTTAACGTGCAAATCCGCACATTAATTAAAAACGATATTCACAATACTAATTATAATATGTTACCAGTGGTGGTCTTAATTATTTTATAAATTCCTAAAAATTAGAAAATTATAAAATGGTTGTTTCAAATAAGGGTTAAAATAAATCAATTTTTTAAATTATTTTAACCCTTTAACCCTTATTCGATTGTATAATATATACAATATTTAAAAAACTAGTAAAACCCCTGAATCGAATAAGGGTTAATAAATTTATATGTCGCATTTTATATTATCAAGAAATGTTAATAATTTATTTAAATTTTCAGTTTTTATAACATTATCATTATAAATATCGCAAATACAAGGATGATATAAATGTAAAAAGTCATCAGATAAAATTTGGTAAAATAACCTAATATTATAATAAGTATCGTTTTCATCGTGAAACTCTGTAGGCATTTTTTTTCGTAATAAATTAAAA